AGAACCTATTTAAACTGGCAATGGCTTTTAATGACTTTGGCATCGGAAAGCATACAGCACTATCACAGCTATTAAAATACGAAGAAAGCGACTTTGATAGTAGTGAGATTGAGCAGATATGTAATTCAGCCTATAAACGTGGTAAGAATACGTTTAACAGCAGGTTCTTTGAGGATAGTCAAATCCGTTCTTCGATTGAAAAGCAAATACTAAGTGGCAAGAACCCAAAGCAAATCAAAGCATCGCTCCAACGTGATAACATCGAAATCCAAGACTTAGAAACTATTGAACGAGTAAAGGGGTCGATGGAAGTAGATGAGTTTTGGAACATAACCGACAAAGGGCGAATAATATTAAGTCCTTTAAAATTCAAAAGGTGGCTAGAGCAAAACAACTTCATGAAGTATTATCCAGCTAACGGTAACACTTACACTTTTATTCGTAAAGAACAAAACTTCATTGAGGAAACCAACGAAAAGAAAATCAAAGATTTTGTACTTGATTATTTATTAAGCAATGATAAAATAGGGGCGAAGCCTTATGACTACATTGCAGGAAATCCACAATTTTTTACACCAAACTATCTATCTTTTTTAAAGTCAGCCGACATTCAGCTAAAAGAAGATACACCAACTGAATGTTTTATTTACTATTCAAACTGCGCTTTGAGAGTAACTAAGGACGTAGTTGAACAAATAGACTATGTAAGGTTAAATGACTATGTATGGAAGAACCAAATAATAAACCGTGAGTATAATGAAACAGACCACCATCCAGCTATATTCCGTGAGTTCATCTGGTTAGTTAGCGGTAAAGACATTCAAAAGTACAACACATTTAAGTCAGTAATTGGTTATTTACTGCATACCTTTAAGACATCAGCAAATAATAAAGCGATTATTTTTAATGATGAAACAATAAGCGAGAACCCGAATGGGGGAAGTGGTAAAGGGTTATTTTGGAACGCCATAGCCAAAATGAAAAAGGTCAGCATGATTGACGGAAAAACATTTGAGTTTAATAAGTCCTTCCCTTATCAAACCGTTTCAACCGATTGCCAACTACTGGTGTTTGACGATGTAAAAAAGAACTTCAGTTTTGAAAGTCTTTTTAGCTTAATTACTGAGGGTATCACTTTGGAGTACAAAGGACAGGATGCGATTAAACTACCCATCCAAAAAAGTCCGAAAATATTAATTACTACCAATTACACCGTTGGTGGCGTTGGGGGTTCATTTGAGCGTAGAAAGTTTGAGATTGAAATGAGTAGCTACTTTAGCGCAAACCGTACACCATTAGACCACTTCGGTCATTTACTTTTTGATGACTGGAGCGAAAGCGAATGGGCAAGGTTTGACAGCTACATGGTTAATTGTTTGCAGTATTATTTGACAAACGGCTTAGTTCAAAATGAGTTCAATAACCTAGTGGTGCGCAAGTTCATCAAAGAAACTTCATTTGAGTTTTATGAATGGACAAAGGACGGAGCGATAATACACAATGAGCGTATAAATAAAACTACAATTTTTGAAAACTTCACCAACGAGTATCAAGACTATAAAAAGTGGCTAACAAATAAGAAGTTCAAAAAGTGGCTTGAAAGTTATGCAAGGTTTGTTGACCATGATTACAACGAAGGAAAGTCACATCATGAGCGTTGGTTTTCTATTGATTTAAAATTAACCGAAGCACCTTTTTAATATGTTTCAACTAAGAGAATATCAAACCGAAGCCGTCACTAAAGGTGGCGAGATATTAAAGGCTAAAGGCTTGTTGATACTTAATTATATGGTTAGGTTGGGCAAAAGTCACATCGCACTATCAATAGGCAGTAATTACTCAAATGTTTTATTTGTCACTAAGCTAAAAGCAATTAGCAGTATAGAGAAAGACTACGCCACAGCAGGTTACACCTATCCAATCACAATAATTAACTACGAGCAACTTCATAAACACAAACCTATTTACGACCTAGTAATCTTTGACGAAAGCCATAGTTTGGCAGCGTTCCCGAAACCTAGCATCAGAACAAAACAAGCCAAAAGAATATGCTCAAACGGTTGCAAGGTTATTTTAATGACAGGAACGCTACTACCCGAAAGCAACGCTCAAATCTTCCATCAGTTATTTGTTTCCAACTATTCACCGTTTAGAAACTATGCGAATTTCTACAAATGGCACAATGACTTCGGCACTATCAAACTTAAATACACTTCATACGGCACATCAAACGATTACAGCGTGGTTAGCTACGAAAATGTTATAAAGTACATCGAGCCTATAATGTTGACCTATACGCAAAAAGAAGCAGGGTTTGTGAGCAAAATAAACGAACACTTCATGACCGTAGAAATGAAGCCGTCAACCTATTCAATTATTGACCGACTAAGTAAGGATTTGATTATTGAGGGTAAAAGCGGAGTAGTTTTAGCTGACACATCGGTCAAGTTAATGCAAAAGGTTCACCAAATGTATAGCGGAACGGTGAAGTTTGAGGACGGCAATCGAATAGACTTTGACGACAGCAAAGCGGTGGCAATAAAACAAAGGTTTGCAGGTAAAAAAATAGCTATATTCTACAAATTTATTGCTGAATTGGATGCTATAAAGAAACATTTTGACGTTACCGACAACATCGAAGAATTCAATAATTCAAATAAAACCATAGCTTTGCAAATAATAAGTGGACGTGAAGGCATTAATTTGTCAAGTGCGGAGGCTTTAGTTTATTATAATATTGATTTTAGTGCGATTAGCTACTGGCAATCGAGAGATAGAATGACAACTATAAACCGAAAGCAAAGTGATATATTTTGGGTGTTTGCTAAAGATGGGATTGAGTGGCAGATTTATAAAGCAGTATCTAAAAAAAAGGACTTTGTCCTGCAGACCTTTAAGAAATGGCAAGTAAACACCAAACCAAAGTCATAAAAGAAATGGAGGCAAAAGGTTACTTTGTGATTAATTTAATTAGGACATCAAAAAACGGAATTCCAGATTTATTATGTTTGAAAGACGGTGAGGCTATATTTATTGAGTGCAAAGAAAAGACCGACACTTTGAAACCTTTACAGGAGTACCGAATAAAGCAGTTGAATGATTTAGGATTTAAAGCATACGTAAATAAAGCATTATGACAATTAATTACGGTAATTTCGCCACAATTAAATAAACCAGCCAATGGCAAAGCCAACACAACTAGGATTAATCGCAATGAAGTATATTGAGAAGTTTCCAAATAGTAGTAAGAATACTTTAGCCGAGAAAATGTTTAATGAAAATCCTTTAGTGTTTAATGATGCCGAACACGCAAGAACCGTTATTAGGCACTACACTGGTGCAATGGGTAAGAAAACCCGAAAGGCTACTTCACCCAACTTGGCAATGGAAAGTGATTTTAGCGCACAAAACCCATACGGACTACCCGAAAGCGAAGAGAAGCCAAGCGTCATTTATAAGATGCCAACGGCTAACAACAATATTTTAGTCCTATCCGATGTTCATTTGCCATACCAAAATAACAAAGCACTAACTCTCGCACTTGACTACGGCAAAAAAGAAAACATAAACACCATTCTTTTACTCGGGGACATAATGGATATGCACAAAGCTAGTTTCCACGAACAAGACCCAAAGAAGCGTGACTTGGCTTATGAGTTTGAGATATGCCGTAACTTTTTAGACGTGCTACAAAAAGCATTCCCACTAGCTAAAATATTTTTTAAGGAAGGCAATCACGAAATGCGATGGGAGCGATACCTAAGGGTGAAAGCACCAGTTATTTTGGATATGCAGGAGTTTAGACTTCAAACTATTCTGCGACTTGGTGAGCGTGGGATCACTTGGATAGCGAACAACCAAGTAATGAAGATTGGCAAACTTTACGCCATACATGGCAATGAGTACAAAGGTAGCGGAGGTATTAATGCGGCTCGGACTTTGTGGCTACGTTCGGGAGAAAGCACCATCTGCGGTGATAAACATAAAACGCAAACGATGCTAAAGACAAACATCAGCGGAAAAGTACACGGCACTTTTGTGATTGGATGCCTTTGCGAATTGAACCCAGACTACTTGACTTTGAATGAATGGAATTTAGGATTTGCGGTGATTAAGGTATTAAAGGGTGGCGAGTTTGAGGTGTATAACAAATCTATTATTGACGGTAAAGTTTTGTAAGATGGACCAGCTATACCAATGGACTTTTCAAGTATTAGATTATAAAAACTTTGAAGGCACTAACATTGTGGTGTATGCACCAACGTACAAAGATGCGCTTCGTAAAATACGTGATTTGAAACTTCCACAACTATTGACCTTTGACGAAATCGAAGATGGGGTTAAACTTATCCAAGTTTATGAAATGGATTTCATTAGTGAATTAGAACAAGAAGAAATATCCGAACCCGAAGAAGAATGAAATAATGTGCATTATGCCGCACTTTTGCGGTTAATGAATGATTAAGCTAACGGAATGATTAAAAGAAAATAATTGAACTATTTTATTATATTTGCATAACGGTTCATCTCACATTATAAGCCGAGAAAAATATTGCCCTTGTTAATGAAACCGAAGTGAGATGCGGTGGATTTGATAAGGGCGTTTTATTTTAAAAAAATACTATGTTAAAAATCAAAGAAGAATTTAAAAAGTTAATACCAGCTTTAACAGCAGAAGAATTTAATCAATTAGAACAAAATTGTTTAGACGAAGGTATAAGGGAAAAAATAATTACTTGGAATGGTTTTATAATTGATGGGCATAATCGCTTTGAAATAGCTACAAAGCACCAGTTGAAGTTTGAAACCGAAAGTAAACATTTTGAAAGCGAAAATGATGTAAAAGAATGGATGATAAACAACCAGTTTGGGCGCAGAAATTTAAGCAACTATCAACGAAGTGTTTTAGCCTTGCAATTAGAAAGTGTATTTAGTGAAAGGGCAAAGGAAAATTTAAAACTTTCAGATGGTAAAGGTAAGCAGAAATCTGCGGAGGTTAAGATAGAACCTATTGAAACACGAAAAGAAGTTGCAAAGGTTGCCAATGTTTCACACGATACTATTGCAAAGGTAAAGAAGATTGAAGCCGTAGCAACGCCCGAAGTAAAAGCACAATTAAGCACTGGCGAAATAAGCATTAACCAAGCCTATCAAGAAATAAAGAAGGAGGAAAAGAAAGCCGAACACACCGCAAAGGTTTTAGAAGCAAGAGTTGAAACAAAGGTGAGCGACAACATTATTTTAGGTAATAGCCTAGAAGTTTTAGAAACCCTAGAAGATGGGTGCATTGATATAATTTTAACAGACCCACCTTATGGAATTGATTATGTTTCTAATCGTTCAATTTATGATAATACAATAACAAAAAGAGGATTACTAAACGATGGAAAGGATGAAGCCTTTGACTTATTGGATAAAACTTGTGAGGTATTGCAAAGAAAAACAGCCGAAAACTCACACCTATATTTCTTTTGCAGTTGGGCAGTATTTAGTAATTTTGAAACAATTATAAGTAAATATTTTACTATCAAAACGCCCATTGTTTGGGACAAAGGCAACAAAGGGAGTGGTGATTTAGATAATGACTGGGGCAATCAGACTGAAATAGTTATCTATTGTGTTAAAGGTAAAAAGCTTGTAAACAATAGAAGAGGCAATTTAATTAGTGTTCCAAGATTGCACACTTCAAAAATGGTACACCCTACCCAAAAGCCAAACGAACTAATAAAACAAATACTAGAGGTTTCATTTACTGATGGTGATTTTATTGTTGACCCATTTATGGGTTCAGGAAGCACCGTAAAAGTTTGCAATGAATTAAAAGCGAAATGTCTGGGTATTGAATTAGACAAAGAAATGTTTAACATAGCAAATAATTACATCAATGGAAATTAGGGAATTAGAGCGCAAATTTATTAATGACATCAAGTCTATCGTTTACCAAAACATTAGTAATTTACCTAAAAATTGTTTTGTTGTTAATGAAAGTTCAGAAGTTGAAGACACTAAACTATCTTTTGATTTATATTTTAGCGCAGACATACAAATATCTGTTAGGATAAGGTCTTTTAAATACAGAAACTACAATGACATCACAATTAGAAGCAGGGCAAAAAATGGTGGATTAACAGAAATTGATAAACTAATTGACGGCAAAGGACAAATTTATTTTTATGGTGTTTTATCTGAAAACGAAGAAAAAATAATAAAGTATATTTTGTTTGATATTGATAAAATTAGGAATAAGTTAAAGGAAAATGGAGTAGAAAAAACTAATTTTGATGGGACTAAGTTTAAATGTTATACCTTTGATTTCTTAAAAGATAATAGTGCAATAATTAATTAC